TAAGAGCTTACAAAAGATTCCAAAGAGAATCCACACCAACTCCAATAACTCAAAGACAGGCTGACGCTGCTGCAATAGAAAACATAGTAAAAGAAGAATTATATGGTAAAAAATATAAAGACAAAGATCAGGTGTTTAATATAGAAACTGGTCTTCCAATGAGCTCGTCTGCTCTATTAGAACTGTATTATGATAGTGGTGAAAACTTAAGCGTATTGTTGGAAAAAGTTGCAGCCTCAGACGATTAATCATGCCAACCATTAAGCTACCAGATGGCACAAATCTTTTTGTTCAAAGTAGCAATCCAGAAGATATAGAGATAGCTAAACAAAGATTTCAAAAAAGAAAAGCATCAGGAGGATCATCTGGTTCTCTTATAGGAGATATAGGTAGAGGCATAGGTGCTGGTGTTGTTTCTATACCACAAGGTATTGCTACCTTACCAACCACAGGTATTGATCTGCTATTTGATACAAATGTTACAGAAGATGTAAACGCATTTTTTGAAGAGTTTAAACCTGAAGTCGATAGCACTGCTGGTAAAACAGCACAACTCATAACACAATTTGGTTTGCCGGGTTTGAGAGCAGCAAGTGCATTATCTAAATTAAGCAAAGGTAAACAGTTAGCTGGAGTTGCCGCAGTAGACGCAGCAGTAGCAACAGATGATGTTGAAACATTTGCAGACATGATTTTTGATGATGAGTCAGATGAAGAAAGGTTGCAAAAGCTTGAGGGTAGAGACGCTGCTACTGAAAGATTAAAAGAAAGACTACAAGTTTTTGGAGAAACAGCAGCTTTTGTGTATGCTACTCCTAAAATTGTAGGTGGTGCTGTTAAAACAGCAGGTGCTGGATTAGATTTAGCCGCACCTTATTTAAGTGCTTTAGCAAAAGCCACTATAAAAGACGGTTCTGATGGTGTTGCTGCGGCAGCCAAAGCCGACAGAGGTATAAGAGATTTTTTAAGAAAAAACTTTACTTACGGTGGTACTTTTGAACAGACTGCAAAAAACAATAAAGTCATAGCAGACGCTATGCAAGCCAAAATGTTATATGCCTCTACTCTTGAAAGAGAGGTTATTGATAACATGGAAAAGATCAGAAAAACAATGGAAGACGCATCTACAATCGGTGGCAAACTAACAGATAAAGATGCCTTAGAACTTACCAAAGCCATATCAGCGTATCGAACACCTTTGTTAGTCGTAGAAAGACAGTACCCAAATTTAAAAAGCGGTGCAAAGAAAAAAGCAATAATGAAAAGAATTAGAGAGGACGCACTTAAAAAAATAAAAAGCTTTGAAGGATCAGGAAATAAAATAGATTACGAAAGTTTGGGTGTTAATACTAATAACCATATATCTAAATTATTAGAAGAAAACAATGGCTTATTCAGACAAGAACAACAAATGATGTTAGAACTCAGCGATCCTAAAGCAGCTGTAACTTCTTTACTAATACCAAAACAATTTAGAAAAGCTATAGAGGATAACATTGGATATTACGGAACAACTATATACAGATCAATTCTTGAAAAAGGTTATGAAGTTCCTAAACAATTAAAAGATAAAGCTGTAAAGCAAATAAAAGAAGCTTTTAAAACAGATGACAATACTGCAAGAGATATATTTTCAAAATTAATTAAAGGATCTCAAGGTGGACAAAAATATGAAACACCTGAAATGTTTGTAGAAAATATTAAGTTTGGATTATTACAAGGCAAAGACTTAAAAAACTTACCTGCCGTTAGAGAGGCTATGGGTGAGGTTACACCTTTAAGTTATAAAAATCCTAGTGATTGGAGAAAAGCTTTGAAAGACGAAGCAACTGCAACAGCAGCTACCATGTCCAAACTAGGTTCTCTTGTTGGTAGTTCTAAAACTTTTGCTACTATAAGACAGTTAAACGATGATGCAATTAGACTAGGATCAACTCCATTTTTAAAAACTGCTAATGATTTTGGAGGACAACTTCCAAGAGAAGCAAAAAAAATAGACCCCAAAACAGGTAAGCCAGAAACATATAAATCAGGGCCCTTAAAAGGTGAAGAAAAACCTGCACCAGTTAAACAAACTCTTTTTCTTGATGATGCTGACGGCAATCCAGTTGAGTATGTAAAGTTTGGCAAAGAGTCAGGTGCATTAATGGACACCTATGCACCTAGAGTTTTCTTTGATGCAGTTACAGGAGCACAAAAAGATTTTATATCTGTAATGCCAGTGCCAATTAAAAAACTATATCAAGGATTATTAGGACTAAAATCTTTTGCACAATACGGTAAAACAATACTAGGGCCAACAGCACAAATAAGAAACAACACCAGTGTGCCTTTCATGGCACTTATGAATGCTAACCTTGGTCCGTCTGGTAATTTTATGAACAACTTTAAAATGGCTTTTGCTGGTGCTCTTGATCCAAGACAAAAAACTAAATTTACAAAAGAAGTTAAAGAAGCATCAGAGTACGGTCTTATGGTGGGCAGAGGTACTCAGTTGCAAGAGATAGCTGATGTTGCTACTTTTGCTACTGATGATAGTTCTTTGTTGTTAAAACTTAAATCAACTGGTGTTGGAGATACAATCAACAGGATAAAAGGTGTACCAGAAAAAATATATACAGGATCAGATAACGCAGCCAGGTTAATAAATTGGAGTGGTGAGCAATCTAAACTAACCAAAGTAATAGCTAAATCATCTGATGATTCTATGATGCCTGTAGCTTCTGCTAGAAATATGACTGACTCAGACATAGCAAAACTAATTACGGTAGACAAAGACATGGGTGCTGTAGTAAATGTAGGTCAATTAAAAAGAGCAGGTGACAAAGTTTTAGATAAATTTATAAAAGGAGAGGCAGCTGACATAGCTTTAAATGTGACTCCTACTTATTCAAGAGTTCCTAGAATAATAAAAGAATTAAAATACTTACCAGTAATAGGTAACTTTACAGCTTTCCCTGCTGAAATAATAAGGAACACTGGCAATACTTTAACAAGAGCCATAAAAGAATTAGCTAGTAATAATACTGAACTACAAAAGATAGGAGCTAGAAGAATAGCAGGTGGTTTAACTGCAACTGTTGGTGTGCCCTCTGCACTTACAGCTACAGCGTTAGCATTGACAGGTGCAGAACAAGAACAAGTAGACGCATACAAAAGATCATTTGCTGCACCTTGGGAAAAAACTGCAACCATGGTACCAACAGGCACAGACTCCAAAGGTAATATAACTGGTTTTTATAATTTTAGTTACACCAATCCTTATGACTTTTTGCAAAGACCATTTAAAGCAGTATCCAACGCTGTAGCTAATGGCAATACAAATGAGGCTAGTTTAATGAACATAGCTGGTAATGCTATGTTTGATTCAGTGGGAGAGTTTGTAGATCCATTTTTATCAGGAAGCATAGGTGCGGCAGCACTTCAAGAAGCTTATCAAGGTAAGACTGCTACAGGAAAAGTTATATGGAACGAATCGGATATGTTAGGAGAAAAATCTTACAAAGGAATGTTACATGCTTTAAATGCAGTGGCACCTACTGCTACTCCATTTAGAATAGAAGTGGATGCAGAGGGAACTCAAATAGTTCCTAAAGATTTTACAACTGCGGCAGCGTCTTTGTTTACAGGAGAAGATGCTACGATCAGCCCTAGGGGTAAAGAGATAGATGTAGCAGAAACTTTAGTATCTGCTTTTTCTGGTATTAAAATAGCAAAACCACAAATACAAAGATCGTTATATTACAAAGCAGCAGAATCTAAACGAGCTATTAGGGAAACAACCAATGAATTTAATAGATTGCTTAGATCAAACAACAGAAGAGACGCAGAAGATTTTGTTAAAGGATATATTAATACTAATGAGAGTAGATATAACTCATTAAGAACTCTTTACACAGCCATAGAAGATGCAAGAACTCTAGGCTTGGCTGACTACGAAATAGATGAACAATTAAAAATTGCAAAAGTTGCAAACAGAGATTTGGTTATGTTAGGTATATTTAAACCTAGCGAGATTAATCCAGATGTGCTTCAGTTTGCTATACAAGGCACAAAAACTAAATCACCACAACCTGTTCCTGTTGGTGAATTAGCCGTAACTGGTGCAGATCTAACCGGGCAATCTTTAAGAGGTCAATTTATACCACCACAAACTAGAGCATCTAGTGTGCTAAGACAAGAAGAAATAGATAAGTTATTTGGTGGCACCTAAAAAGGCACGCCTGTTTCAACCCAAGGCCTTATACTAGATATTGTTCCGTTCAAAAGCTTTCTAACATTCTCACACTGAACGATCAGTTCTTTTGGAAAGTTGCTGTTGACTATCTCTATCAGCTCCTCACTAGAATAAAAGTTATCTCCTGTAGATTGTTTGTCTTTGGCTACATTAACAAACCTAAAGTCATCTTTCTCATAGACTACAAAGGTATCATCAACTTGTAATACTTTAGCTGGTATTAGTTCAGGTATGTAGTTGTGATCTGCACAGCCTGTGACTTGTTTTTCTTTGCTTATCACTTTGTTCCACGTAGAACAAATCCACTCACCTGTTTCAATATCTGGATTAGAAAAACGACAAGACCTACAGTGTAGTTTTTCAGGCAAAGACCTACCAAGATATGCGGCCTGTTGTTTCTTTGACATGTAACTGCGTATTCTGTAGTCAGTCAATGGTATGTTATTTTCTGGTGGTGTCTTAGTTTTTAATATGTTTTCAGCTTTGTCCATAAACATTTCAAACTTTAAGTAATCAAAGTCTATGATCTCTGTGTATAGAGCAGAGTTGTTCTTGTTATAAACAATAGCTATGCAGTGATCTAATTTAAACAAGCCCATATACAAATGGATTTGTGCGTCATATTCCTCTGACCAATTACAATAGCTACCTAGTTTTTCTAGCTTGTTAAAACGATTGTCGTTAGCTGTCTTGAACTCTAGTAGGTATGGCTTGTTTGGTTTAAGTCCAGGCAAGTTCTTAGCAACACCGTCTATGTGTCCTTTCAAATGGCCACCAAATGCTTTGGTTTCAAACTGTCTGCCGTCCTTTCTTACATCGTAGATAGTTGCACCCGGTATCTTGCGTAGCTTTTCGATCAAGTGATCTTCTACTACATTACCTAAGTCTAGCAACCTAAGAACTCTTGGCTCCCATTCATCAGGCATGAGCCAGCGGTATCGCATCCAAAGGAGCCTTTGATTAGGATTACCGATACCACTGATGCCCAAATAAAATCTTCGTGGTTGTTTATTGTTTGTTTCTACTTCATCAAGTAGATGATTGATTGTCATTCTGTTCTCCATATTCTTGCTTTCCAGTTTTTATCATCATTACAAATGGTTCTAGCTGTAATTTTAAAATGATAACTTAAAAAATTTCTTATTTGATGATAGTGTTTTTTGTTATTTGTAATAATAGAATCTCCAACTTCCATTTCTTTTAAATAACCCCATTTACCAGACCCAAAAGAGTTTGGCAACGGTATATTTTTTTCAATAACAGGTTTATCTGTCATTTTGTTTTTCCAAGATATTTATCTATACAATCATCAAGTATTGGTTTTACAGATTCATAATCTTTTTTA